GATGGATGTAACCCATGTAGTAACCATTGAAGGTTGCAACGTTTGCAGCACGCAAAGCAGCAGTCTGCTTACGGATGTCGTTGGCTTCAATGATGTCCTCAGCAGCAACCGAAGTACGGCCTGTTGGGTCAGTTGATCCACCGCCACCGTAGGCAACGTTGGTTCCGCCAGCAAGAACGTCGCGAACAACCTTGTCGATTGAGTCACCAGCGTTGTAACCGATAAGGTTCGCTGCTGCTGCATCAACGTCCAAGAACGAAGTTCCACGGAGTTTTGCGGTGGTGTTGATTGTGTTGCCATACTCAGCAAGCGTTACAGTCACTTGGCTGTCCGACATAGCCACAGGGGTGATGTCAGTTGTTTCAGCAAGTGTGCTGGTTGCTTCTGCAAGGTCTGCGAAGATCGTGAAGATCACCGAAGAACCAGGCATTGACTGGTTGGTTGGTTGTACGTCTGCTGCCTGATCGAACAAGAGTTCTGAACGCAAAGCAAAATATGCTAAACGGTCGTATGCTGCCTGATCGGTTGACAACGATGATGCCTGTGTTAAGGCCATGATGTTTTCCTTTAGGGGTAGCCCCAAAGAATGTGAATCCTATGGGGAGTGATTAGTATTTTTCTGCTTCGGCTCGCGCCTGGGCCAGCAACTGCATCACTTCGTCCGTGGATTTTGCATTAGCAATACGTTCAGCGTAATCGACAGGAGGTTCGCTTGTCTGCCCAGCTCGCGCTGCCTGTGCCACCCGATTCCATGACTGCTGTTCAGCAACCACTTCCTTGTTCTGACTAGGTATGAGACTTGCTTCTTCTGCCGCTTGTCGAATCGCCTCCAGTGTTAAATCACCGTCGTAGCCTTTAACGAAATACTTGTACTTCGGATCGTTCGGGTCGACGCCCGCTTTCACGAAGTTAAGTTCTCGTCGGGCCGACTCTGCTTCCGCTGCCTGCTCACGTAAAGCCTTATTTTCGGCTTCAAGTTTCCGCAAGTGCGCTCGCACGGGGTCCTTCGATTGCTGCTGGTCTTGAACTGCATCATCCTCAAACTCGTAGTTTGCATCTGACATGACCCACTCCTTCTGCCCACATTCGGCTGGAGGTTCCCGAATGGCTGCAAGTCTCACCCCTTTTGCACATTGAAATCGGGGGCTTTCCAATGGTGTCCGTTACCGAACAGTCCTAGTATACACACACTTCACTTGACAGTGTCAAGTATGCTATTGCGCTTTACCTACCGAAGTGGAAATGGAGCCTGATGTTTCACCTGTTGTCCGAGCAAATGACCCACCACCAGCGAACTCGGCTGTACGCATACGACGTTTACGCTCCAACTCTTGTTGCGCGGCGACATCAATCCCGAACGCAGCACCAGCCAACTGTTCATCCGATAGTGCTGTTTCACCCGCGAAAGTCTGTTTTAGTTCGCCTAACCCGCCGACTTCAGCGAAGCCTGCGCGAGCCTGCTGTTCAGTAATACCACGTCGAGCCAGGTCCTCAGCGAACTGACCAGTCAACTGCATCCCACCCTGCTCTAAGCCACGGGCAGCGATATTGGCAGCTTGCGCCTGTCGGGTGAGTAGTGGGGCTGTGCGTTGTGGGTCAAGGAAGTATGCCGCTAACTGCCCTTCGGAAACCCCGTACAGGTTCCTCATCTGTTCCTTAACGGCTGGATCAGCGTCAGCGACAGCACGATAACCCTGCTGGACACGTTCGTTCAGTTCAGAGTTTGAAACGTCCCCCTCAATGAACGATTTGAAATCATCTGGCTGGTCATAGAAGTTTGCTGGCAAACCGTTGGACCGCAAAGTTTGACGGAACTGGTTTTCTAAACCGATGTATTCGGCAGGACTCAGTTCGGACAAACCAGCCCTCAGTCGAGCAGCGTTGCCAGCAAAACGCCTTTGATATGCAGGCTGTTCACGAATAGCAAAAATGATTGCGTCAGGGTTGTTGATGTTAACGGTTTCTCTAGCAATAAGATCGTAAACATATTCAGTTAACTCACCCAAACCATAGGTGTTCAGAACCGCAGCCATTGTGCTACGAGCGTCCCTACCTCTACGGACACGATCAGCTTCCTCGCGAGCAGCTTCACGTTCGTTGGCTAAACGTGTTTGCCTTTCCTCTGGTGTTTCCCCACCGTCATCCTGACCGTCAGCACCAGTCGCACCAGTCGCACCTCCGGTGGTTGGACCACCACCAGCAGGACCACCACCAGCAGGACCACCACCAGCAGGACCACCACCAGCCCCGATAGGGCTAATGTTTTCTGCCTCACCAACATAACCAGGAAATAAACCTCTTGCAAGTTCTTCAGGTCGAACATTGGGTGGTGTTGTAGATGCGCCCTGTTGTGCTGGTGGTTGCTCAACGGAAACAGGCGCAGGTGCTTCTTGCGGCGTTACGGGTTGAGGGGTTGGACCAACAGAAGTGAAACCAGGAGTAGAGGTTTCTTCGGTGAATAAACCTCTTGCGAGTTCTTCAGGTCGAACATTCTGCGGAGTTGTAATAGTTCGTGCGGCTGTGGTAGGTGCGGCGGGTGCGCCGAGTCCAGCAGGAAGAAGTGCAGCAGGAACTTCGGCTGGTCCAATCGCCTGCAAAACTGCTGGTTCAGCACGTTGCACAACAGTGGTGATTTGTGCTCGACCTTCTGTTGTTTTAGCAAGTTCATCAAACTTTTTTTCTAAAGCAACAGTATTGACTGGTTTACCAGCAGCCGTTAGTTCTGCTGCACGTTGCTCAACGAATACTTCTTTGCGTTCAGCCTTTGTTAGCGGTGCAACAGAAGCAGCAACAGCAGGTGCAGATGCGGGGGCAGGAGTAATGACAGCAGCAGAGGCAGTAGCAGCCTCAGCAGCAATAACCTGTGCATCAGCCAAAGAAACACCATGACTAACTAAAGCCTGTGCTAAACGTTCTTCGTTAATTTGTGGCATATCAGCCAACCTTTCCAAATGCTCTAGCCAAAGTCAAAGCAATATCCGTAGCCTGCTGATTAGCCTGCTTCGTAAACTGCCAACCAAAACGGTCATCAGTCTTAACCTTCTCAATCCACTGAGACAGCGACAACTGACCACCCTCACCATTATCAAACGCCTGCAAATAAGGTCCCTCAAACATATTGATCTGATCCTCAGGCTTTTCCAACAGCTGTGCAGCATAAGACCTGTACGAAGAACCAATCTGATCCAAGTTCAAACCAGCATCAAACTGATCGCGCAAATGGGGCATAGCACCCTTCCACTTCGCTTGCAACTGTTCACGCAACCCGTCCTCGGTCAACACAAGTCCAGTAGCAGGATCAGCCTTACCAGTCAAGATTGATTGGATTTGACCATCAGTAATCTTTGTGTTCCAGCCACGACCGATACTGCGAATACGATCAGCGTCAGCACCCTGCAACACTCTACCAGCCAAAGCAGTCTGTGAGCCACCAGCACCAGGCTTCAGCGCACCAGCATAAACAGCCTGTTGCAAACCAAGTCCAGTCAAACCTAAACGTGCCGCATTAGTAGCGAGCTGTGTGAGAGTTGCATCGTCAAACGACACATCACCATACGAGTTAGCGATCTCTAGTTTCTTGTTGTTGATGATCCGGTCACGGTCAGGACCGATTGCTTGGTCAAAGTTCTTTGCCGAACTTTCAGTGGTCTGCCAGTAAACGGTTTGTTTGATTGCTTTCTGAAACGCAGCAACCGAAGCGTTGGTGGTTAAACCCATGAACCTACCGTTTGGCTTCGCAGCCTCGACCATCAGGTTAATCATGTCCTGCCCAAAATGTTGAGCAGAGTTTGCTGCCAACCAATCTTTTGAGTAGCCAGGGAACTGATCCTGCAATACTGCTTGCCAGTCACCAACTTTGAATTTGGCTGTGTCGGCTGTACCACCACCGATAGTTCCACCAGCACCAACACGACCTACACCTGTTGCGCCAGTAGCACCACCAACGCCTGCTGGTCCTGTAGCACCAGTAGGACCCGTTGCACCCGTAGCCGGTGGTGGCGTTTGTCCAGCCATAGCCGAATAACGTTGAGCCTGAGCGTCAATAGCCCGCTTAGAAGCACCGGTAGGTGTGATAGTTGCAGAAGCAGGCTGGCCACCAGTAGCAGCAGTTGGTTGTTGCGTGTAGGTGATCGGCTGTGCGGCGGCTTGCGAAGGTGTTTGAGTACGCAAGGTGTTCGCACGATCCAAGAACTCTGACAACTGGCGTGTTTGTTCTTCGTTACGAATAGTTGTTAATTCTGCTGGTTGACCATACAGGGTTGCTGTCGGTTTCCGAGTGCCGTAAACACGTTCAGCAATACGGACACCCTCATTTACAGCACGATTGATCTGTGAATCAATTTGATTAACCAAAGCAAAACTTGTTGAATCAACCGTTCGCCCATACCTATCAACCCGAATAGGGATGTTCTCCGAACGAAGTTCCTGCACCCGTGGCGTAATAAAGGTTTGCACTTCCTTCAATTTTGCTGCAATCAACAACTGCTGATCCATTGGCGAAAGTTTTGACTCTTTGGTTCCTGGGGTATTGATCTTGTTACGCAGATCATTTACTGCTTTTACCGCAGAGTCATACGCTTTAAGTTCAGGGTCTTTAGAATTTGTTGCTTCCTTGTATTTTTGCTGATATTGGTACACCTCGTCAGCTGAAAGAATTGTGCGTTCGTTAACACCAGTGCCAAAAAGTCCTGCAACCTTGACACGATATTTGCTTTCCCACGCTTTCCGCTTCTTCAACTCGGCAGGCAAAGTTTCGTTAAGCATCGTGTAAGCCTGCGCTTTAGCAGACTCAAATGCGGTAAGCGTAGGGAACGAAACCAATGTCGTTTTGCCAAAACCTTTTTCAAGGTCCTTGAACAACTCTTTGACTTCTTTGATGTCTGCTTCAATTTCAGACGCGGTTTGTTCAGTTGGTGGTGCAGGAATTTGGTTGCCAGAAAAAACTAGATCAACACTAGATTCACCGCCACCAATATTTAAGTCAGAAGGACGTGTTGACATTATCCACCATTCCTTAGCATCTGAGAAACGATATCTGCGGCGCGAGTAAACCCGTAAGCCTGAGCCTGGGTAGGGTCAGCTTGCTGTGGGGCCATCTGAACAAGAGTACTCGTAGAAGTATCTGTAGAAACTTCTTTAGATTGCACAGAACTGATTGCTTGTTGTAGTTCTTCTTTGCTGAGCTTGCGCCCCAACATAGAGAAAGCCTCATCCTGTAATGCTCGACCCAAATCAACCGATGATGTTGCCTTGCGACGCGAACCACCGCCACCACCCCTAACAGGGAACTCTTGACGCACAAAGTTCAAAGAGGTTTGCCAGTCGTATCCGTATGTGTTGGCTGTCAGAAGGAACTCTTGCATCGCTTTAGTGTCAAGAGGAGAATCTCCGTTATCTGATGGTTTGCCTTTTCCGTCATAGAAACCACGCTGATACAACTCGGTCAATAACCCCAACCGTTCAGTTGAATTAAGTTTTGCTAGTTCAGTAACAGGATCAGATGACGGGTTATATGCCGCACGATAAACCTGTCCCTGTGCGTTAGCGAGATACGTTCCCGAATATAGGTATTTTCCTGTGGTGGTTCTCTGTGTTAACGGAACCTGTGATTTTACAGCAGGAGCAACACCTGTCACTTCACGTGGAATCGGTTGCTTGCTACTACCACCAGCAACGACAACTGGAGCAGGACCCACGCCAAGTGGATCAGGGTTAACTGGTTGTGTTGGAGTTGGTGTCATGCTCATTGGTCTACCTCAGATAGTAATTCACGTTCCCAAACACGCCCGAAATCTGGAACTTGTACGGCAAGCGCATCACCAATGCTAGTCAAGTACCCTCGCAACGGTTCAGCACTCTTAGATGTAGCCAAACCCTGAGCCGATCCACCAGCAGCAATCCATTGTGAAAGAACCTGATCCCGATAACTGAAATAAGTATTAACCGCTTTAGCCACATCGTTATCCTTCAAACGTGGATCAGCAATAGCGTCTTTCATCTGGACAACTTTCTTTTCAAACTCACCTACCGTGAACACAGGGACAACAGGAAAACCTGGGTACTTCTTGTTCAACTCAACACGGATACCTTTAAGCCATGCGCGTTGCTCCTCGTTAGGGTAAGCCCCAACTTGTGCGCGATAAGCCTTATATTGCGATGAAGCCAAACGGTATTGGGCTTGCTCAATAACCTGCTTGTCAGTCAACCGGACACGCTTCCCACCCTTGATCTGGCGTTGCCACACTTGAAAATCAAAGTCTGATCCACCAGGGGCAAAGAACGCTGCCACATCAGGATATGCCTTAATAACCTCACCATTGGTTCGCTCCCAATCACCGAACTCTTTGGTTGCTTCCAAACCTTCAACAGTTGCCTTTGACTTAGACGACAGATACAGCAACGCATCCTCACCATAGATACGCAAGAACTCACCAACAGCGGTGTCATAGTTATCTGCCTGCAACTTGTAGAACTCTTGGATGAGTTGCGATGCCATGATGTCACCATCTTTGACAGGTATTTCAAACTCTGTGCCAGGTGCGGTAGGTCCGATGAACTGCCCGATGGCTCGCATCGCAGTCAAAATACGTGCCTTGCCCTTAGCGTCAGACATCAGTTCTTGTTGACCTTCGGGTGTGTCCAGGTTGTAGTCACCTGAAGCAGCCAACGCCCGCATAGTGTCAATGTAGGTGTTGCCGTAAATGCCTTCCAGTTTTGATGGGTCAGCTTCAATAGCAGACTGAAGTTTTTTCGCCCATGAAGGAAGCAACGATGCTGTCGTCCCACGACCATAAGGGAGGAGGATGCTGACAATTCCATCAAACTTTGGTGTGTCAGGAATAATCTGGTCGGCAGCAATCTGCCCTACAGGGCCTAATGCTGGATGCCAGTCCAAACCAACAGATACACGTTTCACAGTTCCCTGCAACGGTGCGTTAATGCCAGTAGCAAGTTTCGCTAGTTCACCGGATAGAGGGAAGTTAAATGAATACTGTTTTGTGGTTGGGTCTTTATAGAAAAATCCTCGACCGTTCCCATCTGGATCAAAGTCTGTTGCACCCTTAAACAAGAGTTGTGCGCGACGAATACGGGTAGGGTCCTCAACCAAGAATTTGGCGTATGTGCCAACAACTTCACGCCATGCAGCACCGAATGGGATGACGATACGCATAATATCTTCAAGGTTGTTGCGTTCGGTTGCGTTAAACAACGCTTCCTTAGTTGAGTTAAGTGCGCTTAAACCTGCATAATCGTCAAGGTCTTTGATCGTTCCAGTACCGTTCGCCTGTTTAGCTAGTTCTTGTATCTGCTTCCAGTTCGCTTTACTGCCAACATAATTCGCTGGTTTCATTTCAATCGCAGCAGCATTATCAATTACGTCTTGAACCAACTTTTTTGCTTCAGCAGGAGTAAGACTGTCAACGTTCTTTGCTACCTGCTCATAGTAGAACTGACGGTATACAGGTGATCGTTCAAGTTTGTTGACGACTTTGCTTTCATAAATTTGGTGAAAGAACCAGTCTGTACCTCGACGCAACATCTTATCTAAAGGATTCTTTGCCTCATCAACAACGTTACGTTCAGCATATTTGACTTTTGCTGGAAGATTATTTGGAACACTTCTCTTATCCTGGATCATTTTGGTCAGCTCTGTTCGACCACGCGCCAACTCATCTGCCTCAACACCAACACCAGTAAACTGATTTGTTGAAACACTTTGTAACTGCCATCTTCCACCCGATTCATTGGTGACAACAGCAAGTATTTGTTTCTTGGTAGTGGGGTCAACACCCATGTCAATCAACGAACCTCTGCCTGGTATCTGTGGTCCATCAAGAACATTCCGCACTACGCCGTCGAGTTCCACGGTCTTAGGGGTAAGTATTTTGAAACTGTTGTCAAATGTATCTGCTAAAGGGACACGCTTGTAGGCAATAGCCATCATCAGTTCTTCATCGCCACCAGTCTTAACCAGTACACGACCCCTAGCCAACTTGTCAATCCATTCCTTCAGAACATCATCAGTAACGTTCGTGATCTTGACTTTTTGCGAATATCCGGTCTCCTTGGCAAGATTGATTCCACCACGCAGATAGTCCTCAATCTGTTTCAATGCTTCACGGCCTTTTGGTTGTGTACGCAAATACTCAATCAAGTCGTCTGTTGATATGCCTTTGGCTACAGCGTTCTCTAAAGTGTCCTTAGAGATTTGGATGATTTCATCACGTAGACCCGTAACCCACAATTCTGGTTCTGACATTTGGCTAACAATCTTGTATGAACCGTTCTTAACCAAACGAACCTGTGACGGAACCACATCATCAAGGCTTTTACCTAAAGAAATTTTCATCGCTTCCGCGTAATAGTCCGTGGCATCATCAAATCCACTAACAGTTGACGTAATGAAATCATCAAAATCACGACCAATGATCCGTTCAGCACCCTTTTCACCCATAGCCCACTGGATATATCGCAGAGGATGATTAAAGAAACCATCTTTCCCAATAGTTGCCATACGCACCTGGGCATCAAACATATTTCGCATGATGTAACCACCGGTAGCAAGGGTGATTGGCTTCCAAATCTTGTTCTGCAAATAGTCAGCAATCTCTACAGCAGCACGTTGGTCGCCATCCTTTTCTCGCAACACCGCTCGCTTAACGACAGGGTTTGCGGTCATTCGACGGATAGCACGAATATCAGGAAGAACGTGGGCAGAGTTCAACAGTTCAACTACCGAGCCAGGACCAACCAACCTAAACTGTGCTATCTGTTGAGGGGTTAGATTCCCAAACTGTGCAGCGTCAATAACTCCACTAGCAATCAACTGTTGAACGAATCCAGCATCGGTAGCGTCACCAGCTTCGTTGACGAAATAGGCTTTAGTTTCGTCGATACTTGAAAGAACTTTGTCAAACACGCTTTTAATCAGAATAGGGTCAGCACCTTCTGCTTCCATGAGCGTTTTTACTGTTGCGTCAAAAGCGTCACGCGCCGCGTCAACACCAGACTTAGAAGTGTCAGCGTAAGCATCAAACACTTGTTTCATCAACTTTTCACCTTCAGGGGTGTCGGTAAAACCACCCTTAATAGTGTTCAGATAGTTCCCGTAATCCTTTACTGCTTTAACACGATCCGCACTAGACCCGTGAATAACCAAACTGTCAGGAACTTCAGTCAACAAACGCGACTGCTCTATCGTCCTTCTAAAGTTGTTATACATCGGTATACGCTCACGAACAACATTCCCCCACTTTGCTCCACGAATATCTCGAATGTCGGTAGGCATAATACCTTTTGAAACATTGTCCAAGATCGCTGACTGCTCGCCAAGTAAAGCATAAATCTGATCTTTCGATCCAGCGTTAGCAAGAGCTTTTGCTGTGTCCATGTCAATCTTGAAATCAAACACATCACGCATAATCTTGTAAGGATCATCGTTCTTAGGATCAGCAAGAGTTTCAACAAGACGGACAGCTCTGCGGTCAGTTTGAAAGAACTTCATAAACTTTGATGAGTCAAACGCTATTTCTTCCGCAGCAGACAAACCAGCCAAAGCACGTGTTCCAGCATTAGCGATCTTTGTTGCAGCAGCAATTTCTTCTGCTGTCTGTAAACCTTTGATCGTGGCTTTTGAGGCTTTGACTGGAGCCAAAAGTTTTCCACCAATAACGGTTGGGTCAGCAACGACGTTTATTGCAGCATCCAAGAAACCCGACAACACGTTGTACTGAACTGATCCAGGCTTAAACACTCCTGCTGCTGCACCACGCCCAATAGTCCAAGCACTACCGTTCACCGTTCCACGGAACTGTCGAGCGCGTTCTGCCTGCTTTTCTTCTGCTGTTCCACCAACAAACCAACCTGTTCCAGCCTCATCAGAGTCGGCAACCATTGTTCCTAAATTGGTTGACTTAAACCAGCCGTCCCATCCAGCAGGATCGTTTTCAGAAAAGATTTGTGATGCCACGTTCTGTGCCATTTCAGGTGCAAATTGCAAAGAAGCGAAACCCCATCGAGCAGTTTCCTTAACCTTGCCGTACACGTTGCGTTCAAACCAAGATTGTTTCTTAGGTTTCTGAGGGTCAAGAAGTTTAGGTACAAGGTTTGATTGTGTTTGTGAAGCAAGTGTTACGGCTTGTGGTGAAGCATTACCTTTAGCCAAAGCCAACACTTGACCTGGGGTAAGCCACGGACTGTTGCGATAAATGGTTGCGGCGGCTTGCGCTACCTGTGGTGTCGCATTAGTGCGGTAAAGGGTGTGCTGTTGATCCCTGTTCGTGATGTAATCGTTTATGCGCTGTTCAGAAACAGCATCAATAAATGATGATGGCATTACAAACCATCACGGGTGTATGAGTCAATCAAATCTGCTAGGTCATCGTTAGGGAACATTTGGTAAATCATTCGCAGTTCCTCTAAAGCGTTATCACCCGTAGGTTGTGGGATACCTGCACCAACTGGACCTGGACCTGCACCAAATGGTGCGCCAGCAGTAATCGGTTCCATTGGTCGTTCCGTTGGTCGAGTCAACGAACCCAATGTTCCAGGCACAGGGCGTTGAATCTGTGGTGCTTCTGTTGGTGGTGTTCCCATAGGTACAGCGCGTTGAGCGTTGCGTTGCTCTGTTGCTTTACCGTAGGTTTGACCCGTTGCAGCTTGAATTGCTACACGGTTTGTTCCTGCTTGAATGTCGCTCACTTACCCTCCTAGTTGTGCGAGTAGTTGGTCAATCGGCGGTGGACCTGCTTGTGGTGGTGGGCCACCCATCATCTGTCCACCCATACCTGGCATCGCCAGTCCTGGCATTGTTTCAGGTGCGCCCTGTGGTGCTGTCGCTGCTTGACGATCTTTAGCGCGTTGATCGGTACGACGCACAGCATCAAACAACGGCACATCTTGCTCGACAACAAGCTTGGTTAGATATGCCAAATCTTCTGGCTGATACGGACCATTAGGGTCCGAAGCCTGTTGTTGAATACTCGTAAGTAAAGCACTTTCAACTCCTTCAGCAATAATGCGGTCATGTTCTAGGTCAGGGTCGCTGATAAGCGGGTCAGCTTCGCGAGCGGATTCTTTGGACATAAGTCCTGTTCCGAGTCGTTGACCGAGGCCGACTATCAGCGAGTTAACATCGGAGCCTGCTGCCGAGTATGCAACATAGTGGAAGTCTGTTTGCCAAAGTTTGTTTGGCGTATAGGTTTCTTCACCGGCAGATGATTTGCGTCCGAAGAAGAAAGATTTTTCTTGGTTGCCCCAATACGCTTTCTCGATAGCGATAGCAACTTTATCTTCTTCAAGGATGGATTGTTCAAAAGTGGTTTGTGCTTCTTGAACACGGAAATCAACGGTTGCTGACAACACGGATTCTCCACGGCGACCAGTACGAATGTTGCTGGCTGACTCTCCACCGAACTCGGCAGGGATCGCACCTTCCAAACGTTCCTGTCGTTCCAAACGATCAAGTGCGGTATCAGTCTTATAACCTGGGTTGAGTTGCAACTGTTGAATGTCGCCACCCTTTACAACACCAAGTTGTCCGGCTTTACCGTCAGCGATCTGCAAAATTTCAGGGTTTTCACCAGGTCGTGCGATCAGATATTCTTCAGGGAAGATACCGCGCTCAATAGCGATCTCGGTCAAGGCTTGTAGTCGTGCGCGGGTGTAATACATTCCCATCACACCATCAAACTGTCCACGCGGTTTGTCCAAAGTGATACGGTTAGCAACGATTGCTAGTGGCATACCTGTACGGTTCGGGATGTATTCAAGCATCAATGCTTCTATGCCTGCACGTTCACCTGTGGTGAGGTGAGGCGAGTCCTCTGCACCAAGCACGATCAGTTGAATTGAATCTGAGCAAACATATTCAAGCATCGTGTACTTGGTGTCGGCAGCAATTTTTCCTAAACGCAATTTCCCTAATACAAGTTCGCCATAGTTTTCTAGCAGGTAGCTTGCGCTGGCACGATACGTGAAAATGCAGTCATCTGGGATCGGGTTATCAGGATCATCTACAGGTGCAGCAAAAGTATCCAACGGGTTACGCACAGACCACACAGGCATCAAAGTTTTGAAGTCAGGTTTGATAACAACAGCTGACTGTGAGTAGCCGAGTAGGTGTCGTGCGCGACGACGCATCTTCATCTGCATACGGTTGTGATCCCAAATGGACAACATCGCACGTTTACGCATACGGGCAGACGACTTAGAGCGTTCTGAGCCTTCTTTGATTGGCGGGAAATATGGTGACGGCATCGTTGATGTCACACGCATAGACATCTGATCCAAGCCCTGTACCAACAGGTTTGCTACTGAAGATTTAGCGTTCTTGTCAAGTTCGTTTAACGGTACGATCACATCACCGTTGGCTAGATCGCGTACACGACGCATCTGCTCTTGAACAGGACCCTGGTTCCTACGGCGTTGTTCGTAGAGTTTTACGATTTCTTCAGTGGTCAGCATCTATTTTTTCTTTTTAACAGCTTTCTTAACCTTGACTGACGCTGGGTTGGTGGCTGCCAAACGGTTTTCATAAACAAACTTCTTGGCTTGTGCAAGACGCCTCTTGACTGCTGGAGAAAAATCCATATCTGGACCCATACCCCCACGTTGCCTTTCCGCTTCCACCAAATCTTCCATCGCATACTTCAAACCCTGCTTGGTGCTACGGGCTGCCTGTGCCTGAACAGCACGATTACTTGCACCTTTTTTCTTTTTTGCTGCTGCCATAAAACCTCGGTTCGCGTAAGTCCTATAAAGGTATCACACCAGCCAAGAAGGTCGCCATTTCTTTTGTGGCCGACTTATCGGTGACAAGTTAGGCAAATGAAGCATCGCCATCCAACACGCCATCACAAGGTCAGTACCGTTCTTCTTATCCCTAGTCCACGACGAGTGTTCCTCGATGAAGGCAAGTGTTTTCCAGTTTTCCCGCATAGATGGGGTACGGATCGCACCGGAACGAAACAACTGTGGAAGCAACGCTTCCACACCAAGATTTTCGTCAATCTTATTACGGCTGGTGGTGTGTGCGATCACGTTTACGTTGTGTCGGGACTGCCATTTGCGAACAAAGTCGTGTGCCAGAAGGAATCGTTGAGCTGCGTTGACCTCAACTACCCAATGTGAGATGGGGTAGCCCATGTCCATAGCCCTGTTCTGCCAATCTTCCATAATCCCCGAATAGTCACGGGTCGTGGTGTCAAAGCCAAGTAGCTGTTCGGCTGTAAGTTTGACTCGTTCCACGTCAATCAGGAACCGCAGGTTTGTTTCAGGCTGATATATCCACCATTGGATAGCCCAAAACATTGTTGGGGATGGGTCAACGCTGGCAATCGAGATAAGTGGGGGTTGAAGGTTGTGGGGTACGTGACCTGGGCGACGCTCGTTGTCTACACAGCCTGGGTACAGCACCCCGTCAGGGCCGATCCCGCCGGTAGCCCACACCCGTTCAATCAGATAGTTACCTTCAGCTTGATCTTCCTGCTGGTATACCACCGCAAACTTGGATGGGTTGGAATGTTTAATGTATGACAGGTCTTTCCAAGACAGACGATGAGGGTCTAGGAGTGGTCCGTTAGGCCATGCAGGGGACGAGTTCCGTTTAGACGCAAGCCCTGTATCCAAATCCTCATAATATGCTTTGTAGATCAGGTGATGATATTTTTGTTTCTTTAACGGTTCCGTGTCCTGTGAAATGTCCGTTGTATCTGATCCGTCATAATCATCCTCGAAATCTTCGTAGGTGACTTTGCTGAGACAATGAGCGTAGAGGTCCAACGGTCCAAGTCGTTGTCCGACGACGGCGAGCAAACCGCCTGGATCGACTCGCGCTTCAGCCATTGAATCCCATCTCTCAATGAGTTTGTCTCTTGCCGCAGATTCTTTAGCGTTCTCCGGTGATGCAACGTCATCAAACAAACACAGATCGGCACGATGACCAATGAATTCAGACTCAATACCGTAAGCAGAAACAGTTGGTTCCTTGTTATCCAACCCACCCATGTCCTCCTGTTCAACAATGAATTCTTCAGCTCGCCACAACGACCCTGAAGTTGAAGGCTTAAACCTACCGTAGTCAATAGCCAAACACGCTTCCGCCTTTATTGCTAAACCTTTGTCAATCAGCACAGGGTCAGGGTCCAACGGGAACTGTCTTTCAAGGGTTTCACGGATACGACGCGAATACATCTTCGCCAATGACTGCGAAACGGAGCCGATCATCACACGAATCTTGCGGTTCTTTACTATCTGCCACACAGCAATATCGTGAAACAGGGTGGACTTACCTGCACCTGGGGGGCAGTTCAACACCACAAACTGTTTATCGTTAGACAACAAATAATCTTCGATCTTGTATGCGGCATCCACCTGCCACGGGGACGGGATACGGCCCAAATATCTGCGCCTGAAATAGTCGAAGTCCACAAGCCCACGTTGTGCTTCCTCACTCAAACGGTCATAAGGGATAACAGGGGGAAGATCAGAAACATCCATCACCTTCGCCCAAGCATCAGCCTGAACACCACCCACCTTAGAACGATTCTTCCCACCATCAAGTTTTGCTATTTCAAGTTCGGCTTTAGCCTCACGTTTCTTAGCGTCCCACCCTTGTGCGGTGTTGTAGTGGACACCCGCAATTTTGGCTGAGTCCTTGATAGACATACCGGAAGCTCTTGCTTGCCAGTATCGGGCGATGTCTTGTGGTGGTACTTGACGACGACCAGATCGTCCAGCGGTCATTGATTAGCCTGGTCTTGTAAGTACTTGTATAACAACATGGCTCTAGACGGTTGTTCCTTTATTCGACCTACCGCCACATTACAATCATCGCACAAAAGTGCGCGTACCCGACCAGTTGCATGATCGTGGTCAACACATAAAGCCCTGAGTTTTCCTGTTCTTTTGTCGGTTCGCCATTCGGGAAGGTTGCAACAAGCACATACGCCGTTTTGTGTTAGAAGCATTTGCTGAAACTGGCTGATCGTTATTCCATACTTGTTTTGAAAAAACCATCGTTGACCGTATTCAGGGTTTTCTTTTTGCCATTTGTTTGTGCAAGTTTTACATCTGGCTTGAAGGCCATTCTTTTTACGTTTGTCTGGGCTGAAATTCGCAGGCTCTTTAGATACACCGCATCCTCGACAAGTAATCACAATTACATTTATAGCACACCGCAATAATGAAACGAGTTACCGCTACGCCCCGCTGTCATTGTTCTGATAATCTACCACCGTTGGTGGGTGTGCCGTAGAGCAACAGCACTTTAATGAACTGGATGGCTCCGGTCCTCCTCACACCCACCAACACTTACAAACAAAAAACCCCCACCTTTCGGCAGGGGCCTTGTTTACCACCGAGGTAATAGGGGTATTAACGTTGTCTGTACTTAACGGTTCCAGCAGATTCTGTTTTTCTATTTAAATTTTCTATTTGGAACTTTAGGTGCTGGTTGAGTTGGTTTCCTATTTTTAATTGGTTGTGTTGAGACTTCGGGTTTTGGTTGAGTTGGTATTTTAATAATGGGTCCACTTTTAATTGGATTACGTTTAATTGGTTGTATTGAGACTTCGGGTTTTGGTTTTTTATTTTGCATGTTGGAAATCATAACATTGTTGTGGTACTCTCTGTTGCAACTTCACAAGTCGTCACTGTCGGGATGATAGCGATGCACGCATGGCTGTACCACGTTTGCAGGTGGCGGGGCATAAACAGGGGAACCTGGGTCGATGAACTATTTACTGGTTCAAGCAGCGCGGTGAACGTCATCTCACCAAACAAGGTGTCGGCTAAAAGAAACTAGCTACGGCGACCTGCTCACAAAGAGCGAACCGTGGGGGGAGCAACAAACATTCTTTAGTCACTGGTAGAGACATACACACACGTATGTGAATATCCCCAACCACCCCAAAGGTCAAACCCTCCTCCCAAGGTGGAGCAGCATCAACCACCCACCGCGGTCAAAAAAACACAGGTGAGATTTTCCCCGAACCACCTCCAGAGCCACACAGCCCACCACCCAGAGTGGTCACAAAACCACACACAGAGACACACCCTAATATGTATCTGTATGGGGGAGTGCTAAGGCATATCCCCCCTTGCCTGTGTGCTGTGCGTGATGGTCCGGCCACTGTCCGTGGTGGATCCGTGACCCGTTCAAGACTGATCCAGGCCGCAAGACCCCCCCCACCCCCGACTACTTAGCGTGAACAAGTGGCTACCCTACGTGAATAGTAAAGATAGATCAGTGCCGCCTATCGTTGGGCCTGGTGTCTGGTCCTGGTGTTGATCGGTGGCCGCGCTTGGTGATCTGGTGACTACTTAGCGTCACTGATATATTCTGGCGATATTTTTTAAATAGTTGGGTTTGTGGCTTGACATTCTCGCAAGCTTGCCTTAGTGTCTGATCTATCACCTAATGACTAGGTGA